TTCATACCAACCCGCTCTGGATTTCGATCCCATCGACTCACCCCATAGAAGTCGGCGAAGTCCCCGTTGATAACCAGCGTGTCAATGCGATGCTTTGCAAGCCAATCTAAAGCAGTCTCAAGAGCTATGTCCGAATGGTACGGGCTGTGAACATCAGAGATGACGCCGCATCGCGTCTTGCCCTTTACTTCAAATGTCTTCCAAGGCTGAGCTAGCGAAGGTGGTAGCGGTGGCAATTGACCCGCTTTCCCCGCTGGCCTTTGTTGCGTTGCATAGCGTCGGCTTTCAGTTCCATGCTGACCGCGAATAACGCGAATCATGGTGCGAGCGGATTCAATCGTGAACGCTTCGGGGTGATCTTTCGCAAGTCGCTTTGCCAATGTCAAATTCGGTGTACTGACGAACTTGCGGCAAAGCTCTTCGGCCCACTCCCTACCCTTCGTTCTTTTTGCCATCGCCTTTACTCCATTGCAATCTTGCCTCTTCAACGGTCAACTCAGGCTTTCCGAGTTTGCGATTAACCCAGTTGTGCAATTGTACACCCCAAAGCCAATAGGCGTCTGGCGATGAGAAGTCGGGAGGGTTTGCGGCTTTGTAATGATCGTAGTTCGCACGACAGGAGCATCCATATCGCGGAATTGTTGCTTCCCATTTAATGTGCCAATCAGCATCGCACCCGTCGTATTCGTGCAACACCTTCCAGGGGTTAACCTTCGGCGTGTATACAGTGCCGAGGAATGTCCTAGTAACCTTCTGTGGCCTTGGTTGCTCGCCTGTGTCCGTGAATTCGTATCCGTCCCAAGTGTCTCTAGGAAACATTACGCAAGTCCAACCGTAACAGAGGGAAGCGATACGCAAGTGTTGCCGACCGTGTTATTTGTCCTCGTTGTTATGCATGAGAGATTGCTGAATTTGTAACCGCAAACAGGGCCTAAAAGCGGACATTGAGTAGTTGACACACCGCCATTAATAAGCAGTTCGGAACAGCAATCGCCTGATTGGCAAAGACCGGGCAGAGGCGGCATCGGCCCGCCAAAGCAGTCGTTGAAAGCAGTGTTTCGGCAGTCGCCTAGAGGATTGATGTCGCATTCATTGACAACCGCCGTTCCGCACATTGTTGACCATGTGTAGAGTGGCACTCCTAATTCATCGAATCCGCGAAGTCTTCCAATCCTATCAATGCCAACACCTATGGTGTTACAAAACCTGCTGATCTTTAGGTAGCATGGACTTCCTTCTTGGTAGACATTGTTGGCGAAAGATCCCGGCTGCTCGTAACCGTTTTCTATGACCTCAAAGCACTTAAACTGACCCGTCGAAGAATCAAAATAGATAGGCTCTGGAGTAGTCGCAACTGACTGCCCGACAATCTGCAATGTGCATGGTATCAAGCGGAAGAACCCAAGTCCGCCTGGCTCCATCGGCCAAGTAGGGATTGGCGGCAAACAATTTGTTCCAGGCGACAATCCGCAATTGTAGTTTAATACTGTGCAACCTGTTTTTCCATCGCAGCATGAGAACGGCGAGTCGTCGCTTTCTGTGATAGTCACATCCCCTATATCTGGCAAGGTGTCGTACAGTTTCATCCTGCTAAAAGACACAGTCGTCGGCCCCCCAATGAACGATAAGTCTTCCTCGTCGTGTTCCCCGCAATCATCGCTGTTCACTCCTGACTGATCGACCCATGAATTAGAGACCGAGCAGTTGTCGACCTCATAATCGCCTGTGCATGTTGTTGTTCCTGTCGAACTTAATTGAACCCGCGAAAGTTCTTCGTTGATCTCAAACTCCCACGATGCAGCGACGTAGTATTTGCAAGCAGACTCGGTTTCCCCACTGCAAAGAACTCGCACCTTTCCTACAGATATACTGATCGCTTTAAGCCTTCTTGATTGACGAAAAAACAACCTTGCCGCAGACTGAACAGAAACGTTCCTTGTCTGAACCGCAATGCAATCGCAGTCGAATTGCGTATCTGGCGGGTAGTTTCCAGGGGGAACAAATAGGACTTTCGATCTGTATAGAGTTGCGTCAAATGAAAAATCAGCAGTCTGCTTTGCGTACAGGCTGCACGTTATATTAGTCCAAGGCTCACAAGGAAACTCGAACCGTGCTTTGTAACAGCACGACTCTCGCACGAACTCCGCGACCGGATCCTCTTCGCTAGGCTCTTCGCCTTCGCAAGTCGTCGCGTTAGGCAGTTTAAGAGTTGCCGTTGTGTACGGCATTTCCTCAGGCTCTAGGCAACAATCGCAACAGCACCGACCGAACCCACCCATTTAGCAAACCTCCACCGCTACCCATTTGGCATCCACTGGGAATATCATAACAACCGCGTTGGAACTCACTGCAACGCTAGTAGGATTCCACGCCGTATACGTCACGCTGCCGCTCGTCCAATTGCCTGACGCCGGTTGCTTCGCTGTAACCGTACCGCTTGAGTTGGCCGCTATTCCGCCGCTTCCCGCGATTGCCAACAGCGGCGTCTCGCATGCGATGACGCGGATGACATCTTCTTCAATGTCATCATCGCCCAGGCAAGTGAACAAACATCCCTTGCCGACCTCGAAACTGCTTGCGTTAGGCCCTATCCGCGTTCCGACCGCTAGCGTTGTGCCATCGGTCTTGATTCGGTAGATAGGCCCCCACTGAGCCGTGCCGTAATCGTCCGCAATTACTTCACGATCTCCATTGACAAGAAACGGCCCCATAACGCCCGCGTAATCAAAAGGCCGCTTGACCTCAAGATAGTTACGACCGCCAGTCTCTTCGGTGCCGGTGATCTGGATGCAACCATAGGGCGGTATCGTTGCACCTGACTTGTTGACAAATGAAATCGGCGTCGGCGTAATAGGTCGATCCGTCTTGGCACCGACCGACGCCAGCTTTTCAAACGCCAAAGCATTTCGCCACACGCGATCCGCTTGCTGTGGCGTAAAGTACCCGATCTCAGTTGCCATAAACTAGCCCCTTGTATCGCACAACAACGCGACTTTGTAGACCGCTGGTGTTACGGCTGTACCTGTTGCCGCATCGTTGCAAACGATGGTTAAACGGCATTCAATCAAGTCGCCGGGTTCAACTGATCCAGTGGACAAGGTAAAGTCGTAGTTAGCCGCCGTCAAGCTGTTCATTGATTGTGCGGATGTCGCGACTAGATCGCTTGTTAGCGTGCCATCGTTGCCGATGTATGCTTCTAAATCGACCGTGCAAGAGTTGTCGGCAATGGTCGTTTCCATCTTCGCACGAACGCGAATTTGCATCGTTTCGCCATCGTCGTAATTCGGCGGAACAGGGATCGAAAAATAGATCCGGCGAGTAGTCGCACCGATTGCCTTGCAGTCCCCGGCGGTGATCCGAACTGGGTTAGTCCCCCATGTCCCCGTGAGTAGCCCTAGATCGTCGCTAGACGCACTTGAGACGGGATTAGATGTAACTGCATCCCATACGCGAAAGTTTGTTACAGGCACCTTGTATTCGGCTAGAACACGTTGCCGCATCTTGCTCGGATCGATGTTAGCGTTAGCCGCTAAATCGTTATTGGTGATCGTTGAATCAGGGAGAATGAGGATAACGCCGTTATGTGTTGCCATTAGTCAAGTAATCCTAGTGCATTGAAGGGAAGTGAATCAAACCGCTTAAATTCCAACCAGTGAGCCGTAACCGCTTGCCCTGGTTCGCTTGCTGGTATCCTGTATCCGTTGGCATCAAGTAAAACGGGCTTAGTAACAGGCTCTTTATTGCCGTCTACCGCTCGAACAATCCTTGATCCAAGACCCGGCCCGCTTAAATCAATTCGCTCGTAATAGCCCTCGTGCCTCGCCCTAGCGTACCAAGCTTTTTCGGGTGTGGTGCGATACGGAAAACGGAACTGAATCTGAGCCGTGATTTCCCAGTATGCTTGATCCTTCGTCGTGACGTTCGACGCGGAAAACTTAATAAGCCGAGCCGTACCGGGAGGCCAACCTAAAAACAAATCGCTGTTGACCGCTCGGCGGTATCGAGCCTGGACATAGCTATTGAATAAAAGCATGTTCCGGCGGATTGTAACCGTCTGATCTGGTATCGGAGTTTTGATACCTTCCATTGGCTCGCCGTTTACCGTTTGAATCGGGTTCCCGTCCCAGTCTTCATCTATTTCCTCTTCGCTCTCAACATCGTCCCAGTCGATTCGAGGCGGAGCAAATAGCGGGTTCTCTGTGTTGTTGCCATCCTTCGCCGCTAGTTCGCCGCTGTAATCGAAAGTGGCGATGTAGTAGATAGGGCTAATACGCTCGAGCGATACGCCATCGCAATAGACGTATTGGTACTTATCGCTAAACGAATCGCCTTGAGTTGGCAACCGCTCATCCATAAAAATATCATACTCAACTGCTTCCGGCTTGGTAACAACCTGATAAGCACGTTGAAACTTGACTGTTAGCTTGCGAAAGTTATCCGTTAGCCTCTGGTCGTACGATGGACGCGACCAGCTTTCGGTAACCTCGAGAACGTTTTCATTTTGCATTATGGCCCCGTTCCGCTAAATGTGATGCCAGGCCCGGTCTGTAGTGAATTTTTCAATCCGTCAATCGCTTCCTTGACCTTATCCAGCTTGCCGACCGTTTGAGCCGTATTCTGTTCGATCTTCTTTTGTGAATCATCTTGCTTGCCTCTAGTAAGCAATCTAGACTCCTTCGCCGCAACATCAGGAGCGGCTTGCATCTGCTTTTGTTCGCTAGCTTTCATTACCGCATCCGCTTGAGCTTGAGCCGCTGCGATTGCGTCCGCTGTTGCCTTGTCTAGCCCTTGCTGTTGAAGTCGATACGAATGAGCCGCTTCTTCGCCTTGCTCCATCGCTACCCGCTGTTCTTCAAGTCGCTGTAGTTCAGTTTTGCGAATGTCGTCGATCTTCTCTAGGCGTTGTTTCTCTTGCTCTTGTGCTTTGGCTTTGGCGTCGGCTAGCTCCTTCTCTTTTTTCAGCGACTCCTCAGCGAATAAAATACGCTTCTGATCCGCTTCGCCTACGCCCTGATCGGTTAGTTGTGCACGCCTTGCCGCTTCCGCTCCCTTGGTTAGTTCGATGTACTGGTAGTTCGTTGCTCGCAGAGACGAAATAACCGATTGATCGATCTGTTGTTTTCTTGCCGCTGCTGCATCTTCTGCGGCTTGCTGTTCTTTGATTAGCCGCACTTGCTGAGCGTGTGCACTGTACTTCTCACTAAGTGCGTTTTGCTGTTCGCGTAACGACTGAGCCACTTGCATATAGCCCGCAGCTTCATTGCGAAGATCGCCAACAACCTCCGGCCCCTCTTTATTCTTTAACGCCTTATCCGCCGCATCGCTGTAGTATTGGAAGCTAGCTATCGCGTCATCGACTTGCTTGTTAATGTCGTCAAACAACGCTCTAGCCGCTGCTTGTTTTTGGTTGGGATCGCGGATTAACTCCAGATCCTCCATGCTATTTGATACCTTAGTATTGGCAATGCGAACTAGCGATTGAGCAAAGCGGTCGGCATCTTGTGCGGCTTGCTCCATGCGGCTTGCTACATCATCGACTCCAAAGATCATCTCGCCGATTGACTTGCCGAGTTGAAACGACATTATTCCAACCAAAGCACCGATGCCCGCTTTGAAAGCTAATGCACCCGTTCCACCCGTCTTCATCACCTCCGAGAACTGTCCTACCTTTTCTGTGATGCCCGCAACGCCTGCCGCAGCGGATGCAAATTCAGCCCCGCCGAGTTGACCAGCTAGCACCCCGATAAACTCGGTTGACGCTTTAGCTTTGCCGCCTACGTCCTTAATCTTGCCGACCGCCGCTTCGATGTTCTTGCCTGCTGCTGCGGCTTGCCCTGACGCTTTGTCCTCAGCTTCGATTAGGATCTTCACGCTTTCGCTAGTCACTTATACCCGCCTCCGCTTTTAGTGTCTGCTCTTCGTGCTTTAGCCTATTCGCCGCTTCTAAAAACCAAGCCGCCTGATCGAGTGCACCGCCTGCTATTGGCGGTAAACCTCGCTCGTAAAGATCGCACAAGCCAACCACGTCAATCATTGATCGACAGTATTGATTCGGGCAACCTTGGACAGCTACAGAGCCTTGATTGCATTCGCTGCAACCTTGGCCCCTGCATTGTGGGCATTCGATCTCGATTGGCTCTTGATCGCTGCCTATGTCCCTACACTCTTTGTCGCTGCAATTACGGCAAAGCAAACCCTGCCGAATCATCGCCGCGACTCTCAGTCTTTTTTTTCGTCGCCGCTCATCTTTTGATTAGCCGCAACTTTGCGAAGCACTTCCCGAATCTCCGAAAAGCTTAAAACGGATTCGACACCATCGGCGGTAAATAAATGCTCGCCCATGTTTTTCCATCCGCTGCAAGCCTCTAGTAAGCACTTGACCGCTGAATCAAATACGTCCGGCACCTTAACGCCATCCTCAAAAATCATGTCAATAACGCGATGGATTTCGCGTTGCTTGCGTAGGCTCTGAGTCTTCGCGATAAACATCGGACGCGACGCGATAGGCTTGTCCTTGTCAGAGTCAAGCCACACGTCAAAGGTTAAATTCGGCTCAAGTGCAATAGGCATGTTAGCTCGATGCGGTGAATGTAATGGATGCTTCTTGATCGACGTTCGACCCGTTGCGATTGCAACCCCATTCGATTTCGTCAACTACCATGTTTTTGCGGTCTGCTTCACTGATCGAGATAATCTGTGCCTTAGGTGCCGCAATGGTAATCTTTGAGTTAGTAGGCCCGTCTAAGTCAAAAGTCAGAGCGTGTTCGCTCATGTCCAACAGTTTACCGTACCTGTCTTGAGTGGCAACCGTTTTGGCTTCGGGGTTTCCAGTGATCTTGACTACCCGATTCGTAACCAATCCCGCTAGGAATCCGCTTACGTTGCTGGAATCCTCCCGAAGTATCATCGTGTTACCGCTATCAAGCGTCATGTTTTCAACTTGCAACGCAACGCTATTCCAAGTCGTAGTTGAGGATGCGAAGCGTAGGCCCTTCGTTGTTGGATACGTCGGTGCCAATATCGTTTGATCGGTGACGCCGTCCCATACGCCCATAAAGTCGAATTCAAAGACTCCATTTTTCCCAGACGGGCAAGCTAGACGAAAAGTTCCGACGCAACCACGAAGTAATTTGCGGACGCCATCGATGTACACGCCAAGCGTAATCGTCTTAACGTTGGTTCCAGGTGCTTCAGTACGAGGTGTAAACACCCCGCTATTATTCACCCATCCGCAAGCAGGTAGGAATGTGGTGGCCCATGTCGGCACAGTTGATCCATCATAGGACGCATCGAGCTTGAACTGAACGCGACCTTTGTAGCCTCCAACGACGCTCGAATCCATGCCGAAGGCACCTTGCCCCTCGCGTGCTTCAAGTTCGGTTTCCGTCTGTGCCATAACGTCGTAAACGTTAAACCCAGCATCCGCCGCCGTCAGTGTTGCCGCTGTCCCTGGAGTCGCTTCCAACTCAGCCGCTAGCACTCGTTTTCGCTTCAGTAGTGTCATTCTATTCTCCTAGTTTTGGGGATGCTCTAAGCTTGATTTTACCGCTAGCTGCTAGTGTAACTTCTCGCAGTCTTCTTTTGATTTCGATTGGCAATCGCTCCGCCGCTTTTGCCGCTGCTTTTTGTGGTACGCCAGCTTCCGCGAAGTAATCGCCAGGTGCCTTGGATTTTATTTTGCGAAGTCGCGTCCCGCCTTCAGGCTCTCGTTTGTAAAAGTTGCCGCCGTACTGCTTGACCATAAAGCCTTCGAGTACGGTAATCCAACCTCCGCCCATGTTGGGCTTATAGCGAACGCCGGATCGAATTCGCTTACCCTTGCGGGACTTCGAGTATTCTTGGGCCGAGTGCCATCGAATTGGAAATGGCGTACCGCCCCAAAGCTTAATCACCGCTTGCGGTTCGTCTGGTTTCGCGACCTGCTTCATCAGCACCGCTTTTTTGAGCGTAGATGCTTTTGTTGGCCGCTTGTTTGTAAATGGCTTAACGCTGCTATGCAATGCGAAGTTAATGACCTTGCCAAGTTCCTTCGCTGCGTCCGCCGCAACGCTCTTAGCTGTGCGATTGATCGCTGTTGATAGATGCCGCTTCATGTGGTCGTGCATCATACCCAAAGCTTCTCGCATCGCTCGCAAACTTGCTTGATCCACGTCGATCTTGATTTGCGTCATGCTCTCACCGAAGTCGGATCGCCTTCATCCGTCCGAAAGGTGATTGCGATAGGGACGTTGACGCCATCTAGACCACCGTCAGCGGTGACATATTCAGGGCTTCGGAATTCTGCGTCAATGGCATTATCGTCCATTGTGTGCCATACGTTGCCATCGCCGTAAACAGCCTTAACAACGTCGGCATGAAACTGATTGATTACCGTATCAATTACTTCGGGATTTCGTTCACTGCCCATAATGTGGCAACGGATCTGATACGTCTGACGATACGCCGTAGCGGGTGGATTTCCAGGATGCGAAAGTTCCGGCACGATTTCCGGCTGGCCTTGCACCAAAACAACTTGCCTATCTGCGGGCGTGAAGTCACCCATGCGAGTTGGCCGTACCACCTCCATAACGTCCGTAGGAAACGTAAGGCTATCGCCAATCATCGCCTCTAGGCGTGATTTTAAGACAAGTGCGATTTCCTCAGCGACGGCTAGCGGCATTCGAGTTGAAGCATCCCTTCGTCATGTGCGAGCAGCTTCATCACAGTTCGTCTAGTTGGCTTCTCGCCAACCCTGACAGCGAACGCGATGCAATCGCCGCCTAAGTCTAGTTCGTCGCTTGCGATGCCTTTGATGTTATCGTTGGCAACGTGTATCTCGAAAACGGGTGTAATCGTGTCCCCGTCTTCTGGTAAAATCGAAAGCATATCCCGCACAACGATAGCGTTAATGGCCCTCGCTTTGCCGGTTCGCTTGATGTAAACGACCGGCTCGGCGAAGTCATTTTGATTGGCGAACACGTTGACCGCATCCGCCTCTATCATGTCGTGCAAGCTCATTCGATTATCGCTTCGAAGTCACCGAGATGTAGTCGATAACAACGCTATCGACGTTGGTATTAGCTGCTTTTTGCAACTGGATGATCGGTTGCAAACCAGAGCTGTAACCGCTCATGTCGAAGGTAGTGCTAGCCGCAACGCGGATGCCATCGATATAAAACTTGACGTTGGACTTGCCGCCGGTGAAGTCGATAACGAATTCGCGGTAGGTAGTGCCAAGTGTTAGCCCGGTGGAGACGTCGTTGTTGTCACGTACGCCGTCATCGGTCTCGACGTAAACGAGCGAAGTGCTGTTAGCACCTTCCATGCGGAACCAAGCGTTAGCATCAACGCTATCGGCGGTATCGTTTCGAGCCGAGCCTACACCAAAGCAAAGGATGCTTCCGCTGGTGAAGGCAGCCGCACCGATCTTGACCCGCATTTCGACTCGTTGAATCAAATCGATATCGAAGTCCAAAGCGTCGTTGAAGTGCAAGCAAACGTTTTCGACTTCGCTGGTTGCGGCAAGCGTCAACGTTGCTACCGAAGTCCCCTTCGTGTAGACAGGTGCACCCGCTGCGGAGGTGTCATCGACCATCCAAGGGGTAGCAGGATCCGCCGACGTTGGGAACGTTGCTACGGTTCCATTGAAATCGTCGGAAAGTAGTTCAAAGTCACGAATTCCAGACATAGTTATTCCTTTCAAATTGTTCTTGTATTGCGAAAAGCCCCCAACCCGAAGATCAGGGGCTATAAGTCAAAGCGACCGAATTAACGGTTGCCGTAGATGCCGCGATGATCGATGACCGCTGCGGCAAAGCATTGACGTACCTTGTATCGGTAAACGTCATTGCTCATGATCCATTCGCTTTCCAGCACTGGCGATTCTTCGCCATTGAGGAAGGTGATCTCGACGGTATCAACTTGGGCATTGTCGGCGATTGCGTACCAGTTAGTTGCACTGTTCGCATCAAGCAAAGCAGTCGTTACCACTTGCAAAGGACGTACGCCGTTAACACCGTAGATGTTGACTACGCCCTCGTTGCCGTTGCTTTGTGCGTAGGATTGGCTGTTAACCAACTCCAAAGCGGTGCCGCTGTACTTGAGTGGAACAAGCAGAGTTCGAGGAGCGAGGTTCAAGAAAACGTCGCTCGACAATCCCTTTTGCTTGCCCATGAACTCGAAAGCTTCGTTGAGCGTTGTCACGCTCGGAGCCGCTGCGGATGCCGAGTTGATATTTCGTCCGCTTGGGTGAGAAGCAGAGAACAAGTTGAATCCGTCAGGCATCACAGGATTGCTCAACAGGGCATCGTACACAGCCTTCTCTTGAGTCCGGCGAGCCGCGTTGCCGTGCATCGCTGGAATCCGCGAAAGTGCATCAAGGTCATCGTTTACAACCGTTTCCCAAGATACGGTAAATTCCTTACCGTACTTTTGCACTTGGTACGACACCTTCGAGTCGCTGACCGCTCCCTCTGGATACGGCTTGGTTTCAGGGACGATTTCCAAGTTAGGCGATTCTCCCATCTGGATTCTGTTGATGTTTTTGAAGTCATCAACGCTTTGCCCTTGTCGTGCCCAAAGCGACCAAGTGTAGGGGGCTTCCTCGTAAGCCGCTCGCAAGGTCTTGCTAGCCGCATCGAGCAGCAAGTTGGCGAATGATCCGGTCGTATGGTACGCCATGTCGGATCGCTGAATCCGCAAACGGCTCATCGTCGCTTCCGATCCGAGAGCGATTCGGGCAACGTCTGCCTTGGTGTATCGATCTGGATTGATGCCCATTCGACGTACGCAAAGTTCGGCAAGTCGGTACAAGCCGAGATTCGCAAAATCGGACGCACCGTCAACTTGCGGAGCTTGCGAACGCTTTACACCCCCCCCCCTAAAGCAACGCTGAACCAATCCGGCTCCCGCTGCTTGCAAGAACTTGTCTTGCTCGCTTGCTGTGATCGAAACATTGGAGCCTTCGACGGCTCCCCCTAGTGGTTGTTGAGCCATCTTTCGAATGATCCTTTCGCGAGCGACCTCAATTGTTACACCTTCGTCAACGAGTGAGTCAGCAAAGGATCGCTCCAGCTTTGCAAGTTTCACGTCGTTGATAATTGCCGTCCGGCGAACTTTGTCGGCGTTCAATTGCCGAGCAACTTCCGCTTGCACTTTTTCTTCGATAGGCTCTTCGGGTGCTGCTTCACCCTCTGCCCTCATGGCTTCGCCCTCTGGCTTTTTGTCTTCGCTTGCCATGTTTTCCACTTCCGGCATTTCCGGCATTTCGACTTCACCAGCCGACGCCTTGCCCGCCAAAAAAGTGATGATTTGAACTGGATCGGTCATACCTTCCGGCACGCCGAGTTTTTGAACTGCGGCTTGAAGTGCCTCGTCCATTCTCGTGATTCCTTCCCGGTCGTATGACCGTCTAACAGTCGAATTCGGATCTGCACCCGTTGCACAGATCGACGCATTGTGAGGTTCCCACTCGGTTACAATTTCCGCCGGCCCCGCAATAACAACGCCACTCGGAGTTGTGTATGATTGCCCATCAGGGATGTATTTTCGTGCGATGATTTGGGCGTCGATCGAGAAGTCGTTGAGATGCCCTTCGTCGTATCGAGTCTTAATCTTTTGCGACTCTTCGTCACTGGCGAACTCAGCGATGCCTACTAGCTGATCGCCTTCGACAGCCAAGCCGCGAACGCTTCCGAATACGTTGCGGACGGTCTTATCGTTATGGCTGTCCACGATAGGCAATTGATTGCGAGACTGGCGAAACTTCACGCCGTCCATCAATAGCACTTGAGCAACCCACTGACGGCGAGTCTCATCGTAGACCATCACCGGCGTCTCAGTTGCTACGACTGCTTTGCCGTCCTTGACGGCTCCGAATTGGCGTTGGATATGCTTGACTTGACCCGCAGCATCAAGCATTCGTTTTCGCTCTGCGTTTCGCTCTGCTAGTGTCATGCTTCCCCCGCTGGTAACGTGTCAATCGATCCATCTTTCGCGTCGTCAATAAACGCTTGCACGTTGGCTTCGCTGAATCCGATTGACGACAAAAAGACTTTAGCCGCTGCTTCGCTGATCGCACCGCTTGCGAAGTCACCAAGCGTCTTAGCTATCGCCTTGCGATTGCGATTGAATTGAAGCGTTGACAGCCCCATCATTTCGCCCGTTCCGGTTTGCACTTGAGCTGTAGCACCTGGAGTCTGTGCCGCTGAAATAGCAAGCTGCTTTTGTTCCGCTGTCTGCAATCCGAGTTTCTCCATCAAGCGATTCTCTTTCGCCCTCTGGTAGAAAACGGATCGATACGACAAGCCTCTAGCCCCTAAGACGTTGGCATAAGTGTCCGTAAAGCTATTAAGTGCGGATTCGCTTGCTTGCTGTTCGCTCTGAGGATCGACCCACTCCCACTCTGGCGTCTGCCATTCAACAGGGGCGACCCCGCGACGGTTATCAAGCAACTCGGCCGACGAAGGGAATCCATCGACTCCACTCAATGCCGCCGATGTAAAGAACTCATCCCAAACGGGCTGTAGAAAGTGCCGAATAAGGTATTGTTGCC